CCTGTTCGTCGAAGAGTTCGGCGACGAGGGAAAGAGGTTCCTCGACAAGCTCGGCATCGTGCGGATTCCGCAGGACCAGGTGACGCTGCATCCCTTCCTGCTCGGGCGCAAGTTCCAGAAGGCGGCATACAAGGCGGTGCTCAGGAAGAACGGAGTGCCCGAACCGAAGGACACGGGAAAGTAAAATAGGCCCTCGCTAAAGGGCCAAGGACCAACCCGACGCCAGTAAAGTAACCGCAAGTTCACGTCTGGCACCGGGCAGCGGGATCATTATATCAAAATTCAGGGGGCGCGTGCGCGCGGAGCGGAGGGCGGAAGTCGCCTCGGGCATGTGAAGAGTGACGCTAAACGCGGCCTGCGCCATGCGGCGCATCGCACAGTCGTCACTCTTCCCAAGCGACGAAAGCCCGAAGGGCGGAGTCGGAGCGGTGACCGAGGCGGGCTTCCGCACGCAGCGACAACGGGATTTGCCAGAAGTTATCGGATAAACTTGCGTTTACTTCCAGAACTTGCGTTTAGTTCCGGACACGACGTTGCGGCGTGTAGTCTATGTAAAGCAATGAAAACACGAACGGCAAGCGCGTTTTTTCGGCCTCTGTTGCATTTCCCTGCTTTTTCATATCAGCGCACGCCCGCGCCTGTTCCTCGCTCTCCTACGCGCTCCACGCGGCCTTGTGCGCAATTGTGCGCAATCTCCGCGCCGTGCGCCGTGCGAACCGTCGCGGCGTCTGCCTCGGCGTCCGTCTCGGGATATTCGCACGTATCGCATCGCACGTCGTCGGGATATTGCGCATCGACGTACAGCCACCCACCGCAACGCGGGCACGTTCCAGCCGTGAAGTCGATCATTTCACGCCCCCTTGCCGCGTCGCATTGTCGGCCTTGTGCGACACCGTGCGCCTCGTCCGCAAGTCCGCGAGCGTTGCGAATCCAAGCGGCGCACCCTTGTCGGGCATTGCCAGCGCGTCCGGGGCTTTCACAATCCGCCCGCCGTCCATGTCGGGTCGTCCCATATCGTCGCGTGTCCATTCGACAAGGTCCAAACCCAAAGAGAACACGCCGCCGATACCACGCGCCTTCGCACCCTGCGCTGCCCTGTCGATCAATACCCTCTCAACAGCGGCGGCAAATCCGCCGCGCAACCACTCGCCGCCGCGCTTTTCGCGGAAAATCAGCCCAAGCGCAAGACGTGCCGCGAAATCCAGCTCAAATGAAAATGTAAAACTTGCCCGGCGATCGATCCCTCCTGGACATTCAACGGTAGAAACTGTACGCCGTGCCGACAGCTCGGACATGGTCGCACGTTCCACCCTGCGCCGTACCGTCTCGGCAACGTCGCCGCCGATTTCCGCGAACGCCGCGCAAAGAAAAACAAGCTCCGAAACGTGTCGCCGCCTTGCCGCGAGCTTCACCGCGTCCGCAAACGTGCGCCGCTTGCCGCGCTGCATCAGGTCGGCAAGCTCCGCAACCATCGCACCGCACCCGTCGGCCTTGTCTCTTTCCTTTTCGGATTTCATCATCTTTTTAAAACCCCAAACAACCAAAATGCCGAACCCCCAAAAAATGCCGCCCGGCGCGTCGCAAGGAACCCCAATATTCGCATTGCGATAAAGCGCCCCAAGGAACAAGGGCGCACGCGCCAAGCGGCAAAGATTGTGCAATTACGAAAGTATTACACCCTTTGCGAACGCCTCGCCATGTCTAACCATGATATCAACGTCCTTCATCACGACAACACGAACGCCGCCATCTTTTGAGCGTGTGTATGGGTCAACCGTCAACGTGACACCATCGCCCCAGCCAGCAATTATCATTTGCGAGAAGTCGCCGAAATACAGCGACTTCGCGGGGCACAGCCCGGACGTGAGGAATGGATATTCTTCGATCTTCCCATTATAGAGAAGGTAATGCGCACCCGTCACGCCGCCGACGTTCTCCGTGCCTTCAACATTCTTGACAAGGTGGAGATCGAGCGTCCCGGCGAGTTTCGCCTTTACAGCGGCCCCGGCAACCCAGACGGCTTTTTCCGTTTCGACGTCTGCGCCGTCGAGCGCGGCGATAAAGCGGAGAAGGTCGGCCCGCGTCGGCTCGTCGGCGGTAATCCCGTCAATCGTGGCAACACCGGAAATACCGGAAATGCCAAGCGGTTGGCCGTCCGTGCCTGTGCCGGAGAATGCTGCAACGTCAATGCCGCGCGCCAGGGCCTGCAAAATCAACTCGCCGACGAGCTGCTGCACCGGCATGGAGCTTTGCGTCACGAGCTGGTGTGTAATGTCGGTGTACGCGCCCAACGTGTGCGGAGTGCCGACAACTTGAGAAAAGGCCGGATTGACCTGACCAACCGCGCCACCCTCCAGCGTCACCCACGTCGTCGTGACGTTGCCGCCCTTTGGCAATGCGATATTACCGCGCAAGCCATCAAGGAACAACGACCCCGCACGCCTCGTGACAAGTCGCGCCGACAGCGGATTGATATAGTCATCCGCGAGAAGGTCGGTCGAGACAAGCGCACCGCCGTTGCCGCCAACCCCCGGAATCACCCCACTTTGAGGGCGTCCAAGTGTCTCGGCATCGCGCACAAGCGCGCAATATGGCACAAGCACGCCGCCCAGGTCGCGGGCTTCGCCAAGACGCCTGCGCATTTCATCGCTGACTTCTTGCTCGTAGCTCTTGAACTGCCCGCCACCCATCAGGTTGCGCACAAGTGCCGGGAGGTCGTACTGCTGCCGGATCGCGTCTCTCTCCTGTTTGTCGAATACTGAATATGTATTTTTCATTTTTTCCTTTCTTTGTTTTGTTGTTTTTTGTTTTCACGTCCGCCGCACCATGCGGCGAATCGTAAATCATCAATCACCCTGCGCCTCCCAGTCGGCAATCAGGCTTTCGGGGTCGTCGGCGACGTTCACGCCGCACTCGTCGTCGCCTTGCTGAATAAAATCATAGTCGCCGACACGCGGCCTGGCGACGTTTGCCGCGTCCGATCCGGCGTCGGGCGCATCGCCGCCCGCAATGGGCAAGCCGTCTGCAGCCGTCAATGCCCCCTGAGATCGCAGCAAGTACGCGCCGCCCTTGACTTTCACCTTCTCTAACCCCCATTTTGCCGGATCATTTACAATTGAATAATACGCACGTTTTGCTGGTACTTCCTTCTCCGAAGTCAAACCCTTAAACTGTGTTTTGCACCAATTGAAGAAGGGCGTCGTCTTCATTGGTTGCACCCGCAAATGAGCCAGCATCCTTTGCCGCGCCTCTTCCTCGCCGATCTCGCTCGGCTTCGCATCGACGGCAACGGCCTTGCGCACGTCGTCGGGTATCTCCGCCGCGTCCGGCTCCCGCCAATATACGCCGCCCTCGTGTCCGTGCGTGATAATCTTTTCCTGAACGCTGTTGCCGTTTGCATCCGTCCAGCCAAGCCGCCCGCCGCGCTTCGCGGCAATGAGCCGCGCCCATCCGTAATGCCCCGATATGGGCATTATAATTAGGCTTGCCCGGCTCCATCCCGCGACATCCGTAGAGCCTGCGCCGATATACTGTGCGAACGCATCCGCGCCCCAGCCCTTGCGGCTCTCGGCGTCCTTTGGCGGCTTCGTCGCGTGGTGTATGAACACGATAGCAAACCCGGTATCGGGATTTTTAATCATCGGATCGAGACCCTCGCGAAAGAACTCCGCCACGTCGTGGCCGTTTGACAGATCGCCGCCGAAGTATGAAAACAGTGGATTTACAACGATTAAGTCAAACCGATTTTCGTACTGCCATCGCCTCAACTCTTCCAGGAACGCTGCACCCGTCTTGCCGACGAATCTCTCCGAAATCGTCACGCCGTGCAATGCCCTATCGAACTCCTCTCCGCTCCATCCGAAATCACCCACAAATGCGCGGCGCATATTCGTCCGGAAGTAGCTCATTTCCTCGGCGTCGTCCTCGGCCTGAATTAATCCGATTTTTAATGGCCGCAATGGACGCATACCAAAGAACACGCGCCCCTGAGCGAAACATAAAACCATCTGAACCGAAAAAACAGACTTGCCCGCACCGGACGTGCTCACTATCATCATGCCGTGCCCTTTGTGCAAGAAACCGCCAGAAAGAAGGGCGCGCGGATTTTTGTCCTCCGGCGGGGCTTCGGGAAGGTCGAAAAAGCTCATATCACCGCCGTGATCGCCTCCAGCGTCCGCCCTGGTAATCAGCGCGTCCAGCTTGCAACGCAATTCGCGCAGCGGGTCGCGGGCGTCCGCCCATTTGCCGAAATCCGCGAACACGCCAGCCGATAGTGCTTTTGCCTGCCGCTCTATGTACGCATTGCGCAACTCTTTTAGAAGTGAATCAAGGGAACGGTCAAACCCGCCGAACTCCATGCACTTTTCAACCAGCTCTAACGACAGTTTCAACGGGTCTCGCCGCTCGCCCTCCGCATTACCTATCCTCCTTGCGGCTTCGAGGAGTGGCAACGGTTGCAAATTTTCGGCGTCGCCTCGCCTGTGCGCTTCGAGCATCGCAGACCATAGAAGGGATGCGGAATCGTCCGAAAACCAATCCGCCGAAAGTCCGCGCTGCACCGCTTCGGCGATCCTTCCCGGATAAAGAAGCAACGTACCTACCAGGGAGCGCTCAAAATCTGTTATTGTTCGCGCCATCGCATGAACCCGTAATCATCGAAAGGCCAAACACACTACATCGCCGCAATGTCACCTGAATCTGAAACGCGAGACGCTGCCCCGCTGCCTTTGGCAAAGTCGAGAACGGCCTGGAGCCGAATCCGCTTCCCCCTGTTCTCGGATAGCTGCACATATGGCAACCGTCCCTCTGTGCAAAGTTTGTACACGGTCGGGCGCGAGAGTGAAAGGCGTTTTGCCGCGTCCCCCAGCGTCAATAGCCGAACGTCGTCCTCGCCCGTACCCTCCCGCGTCGAATAGTCGCGGCCAGCCAATATGTCGTCAATCCTTGCTAGCGTCTTTGGCGTTGCCGACATAAGGCGCATAATTCTTTCTCGTTCGCTCATCATTTCAATCTCCCGCCGGAATCGCCCCGGCTTCGCGGTTGCTCGCCAGGCTTCGCCCCAGCGGACACCTGCCGCCGTATCGCGTCGCCTTTCGTGACTTGCAACGCGGGTATTGTAGCGAATGTAACGCAAAAAAAAAAGATAACAAAACACAACAAAACGCGACAAGAATATGTCGCAAAATGTCGCGTCACACATTGCGTCTGCGACATGGTTTTTGCCGCCTGTAGTGTTTCGCCCCCGTCCGCATCCACCATTTAACCTTTTCTGCTTTTTTCCCTTCTCTTAAGAGAAGGGGAAAAAACAAAAAAGCCTGAAAATGGGTTTGCGCGCCCGGCATCCGCCGCGCCGAATAGTCGCGTATGTTTTAAGAATCAAACGGCAAATCAAATGAGCGGCCATGCGCTTTGAATAGCTCTGCCATCTGTGCTACTTTGCTACCCTCGTCCGCCCTCTGAACCCATCGTTCGAACGCTGTATCACTATTCGGCTCATACCCGAACGCTTTCCCGGAATCGTCGAACATCCGAACGGGTACGCCGTTCCAATCGTCGAGCGTCTTACAAGAAATTATATGCCGTGCCAACTCATAATTCCTCCGCTTGTTCCTGCGGACATTATGCGAGATATAGACACGCTGCAAAAGTTTGGCCTCATCCCCGCTCGGCCATCTCGGCTTTTTATCCACGCCGCCCGGTCGTTCGGCGACATTCGCCGCATCCGATTTCGCAGCAGTCGCACCCTGCACCCCGGTCGCGGCCTCCATCCGCGCCAGCTCCGCCGCGCTTTTGACGCTATGCCCGCCCGCATCAGCATCAGCGCACTTTTTCGCAACCTCGATCAATGCGCCCGGGAATTGGTCTAACAACTCGCGCGCCCTTTTATCAGTGGCCCTCATCGCCTCAATCACCTCGCGAGCGTCGGTATCTTCTTCATGCCAATTATTCCAACGGCAATCGCTGAAGAAATCGTCGAATTTCTTTAGCCATTCATAAAGCATTGCGGTACATTGCGGAACCCGATCCGCAAAAGCGTCAAACATCCCATTCCACGCGGAGTAAAACGCCATCATAGAACTCTCGCCGACTTCATCTTCAAAAAATCCAAGCTCGTGGAATTCGGTGGAACTCAATAGCCAGAAAATATGAATCATCGGCGAATCAATAGTAAAACCACGCC